ATTAGAGTTAGTATTAGTATTAGTGTTCGAATTGCTGTTGCTGTTTACATTTGAATTACTATTAGAATTAGTATTTGAATTGCTATTAGAATTACTATTAGTATTGCTATTAGTATTGCTGTTACTATTACTATTTGTGTTACTGTTACTATTAGTATTGCTATTACTATTAGAGTTGCTGTTGGAATTGCTATTTGAGTTGCTGTTAGTATTACTATTAGTGTTAGCGTTATTATTAACGCTTGCGTTATTGTTAAAACTAGTTGTACGGCTTACCGCGGGGTCAGCACTAGTTGGTGCCCCAGAATCAGACACCCTGGTTGTATCACTAGTACTTCCACTAGAACTGTTACCCCCAGATGTTTGAGTTTGACTTTGATTCTGGGTTTGTGATTGGCTTTGGTTTTGGCTTTGGGCTTGTGTTTGTGCCTGCGACTGAGTTTGCGACTGGGTTTGACTTTGATTTTGGCTCTGGTTTTGACTTTGCGCTTGCGTTTGATTTTGGCTTTGCGATTGGCTTTGATTTTGCGTTTGAGCCTGTGTTTGCGATTGGGTCTGACTTTGCGCTTGAGTTTGATTTTGTGACTGCGTTTGACTCTGATTTTGTGATTGAGATTGGGTTTGATTTTGGCTCTGATTTTGGGCCTGTGTTTGCGACTGGCTTTGAGTTTGATTTTGAGACTGATTTTGAACCTGATTTTGCGTTTGATTCTGTGACTGACTTTGAGCCTGAGTCTGGTTTTGCGATTGAGTTTGGTTTTGCGACTGGCTCTGGGTTTGATTCTGAGACTGGGATTGATTCTGAGACTGGGATTGGCTTTGATTTTGTGACTGACTTTGAGTCTGATTTTGCGTTTGACTTTGATTTTGCGACTGAGACGCTGTTTGGTTTGCTGTTTGCGATTGAGCTTGAGTTTGATTTTGACTTTGGGACTGGGTCTGATTTTGACTTTGGCTTTGGTTTTGGCTTTGGCCTGTTGTACTTGAAGTGCTGTTACTATTATTTGTAGTATTAGAAGTTGAATTGCCAGTCGAGTTTGAAGTAGAAGTGCCGGTGGAAGTAGAATTATTTGTACTTGAATTCGTTCCGATATTTGTAGTAGTCCCAGTTGTTGTCGAAGTACCTACTGTTGTAGATGTACCATTTGTTGTTGAAGTACCAGAAGTTGTCGAAGTGCCAGAACTAGTAGAGTCACTAGAAGTAACAGAATTACTGGTATTGGTAGAGGTGCCAGTTGAGTTTGAAACAGAATTATTTGTTCCAGAAGTATTTGAGGTCTGTTGCCCACTTGTAGAACTTTGTGTATTGCTCGTCCCGCTCGTTGTAGAATTAGTAATGTTATTCGAACTTGAAGCGCTTACACTACGACTGTTTGTAATTAAAGTATACTCAATTGAATTGGTATAAACTTCTGGCCGGAGCGCTATTTGAGCATTAGACGGGTCAAAATCCGCCGGCGGCCCGTAAGTAAACTGTCGAGTAAACTTAGCCTTCATCGGGCCTTCAGGAGCTACTTTCCAACTAGGAATAGATCTCCACTGCTCTGTCCCAAGCACAGTTAGCCCAAGTAAAACATCGGGCAGATTTTCCCTCTTTTTACCATACCAAACTTGCGGCGCCGGCAAAGGAATACGAGTTTCTACCTGCCAAGAACGCCATTGATCCTTTGGCTCAATTTCCCGAACAACCAATGGATCTTGTTGAGTGCCGGCTCCCGTAACACCTCCGTTTGTATTCGCGGGGACTACTTTCCGCTCGAACGGCAAAACAACCCCGTAGCGGCTGTCAATTTGAGTGCCCTTAACCGATGGAAACTCATCCACCGAAACCACCTCTTTTGCAGACATCCCGTTACCCAACGGCACGACTTCACCGCTAAGAACATTAAACCCTGTTTCGAGGCCCTGATTTCCCGCGTCTACAGTATAAGTAACTTGGCCTACAACCCCACCAAAGTCATCAACAATCTTTTCCCCGCTGCTTGTAGCCGGCAAAGAAGTTGGATCAATGGATACATCTTCTTTAAGTTTTTCGTCGGTGCGGGTTTGTTCCACACTAGACCGAACGAGATTGTCTTGAATAACACTAGGCTCTTCCCTTTCATCCACGGCTTGTCTTTCCGTAATGATAGTGATCTTATCCTTCGCCCAGTTCGGGATTGCTTCGATGTTCCCGATTTCTTTTGAAACTAACTTTGGCCCACGATTCTTAGGCATAGTTAAAGAATGTTGTAGTAAGCGTTCTTGATATGATTGTCAAGCGCAATCAACTTACCTAGTTGAGCTTGAACGTAGTCGTCACTAATTGTAAGATTGCCTTCTTGCCGAGGCACAAATTCTTTTGCGTAATAGTTTAACTCAAACAAAGCTGCCCAAAACAGATAATTATGCCCTCGTTGTACCATCCAATCAGTATCTGTAGGCTCCGTATAGTCCGCCATCCAGCGGTAGGCGTCTGCGACAAGATTAACGGGTTCTTCACTACCAGGTCCTAACAACTGTAAAGTGTTCCCGATAAAAGTTGCCTGCAAGGTGTCTTCAAAATTCAAATCGCTTTTCAGCGTGGCTAAGTTCCGATAGTTAATTGGAATCTCAACCAATCCAGCCGCGTCAGAAAGTCTCCATAACTTTTTAATGTTCCGCACAGAAACGCTCGTTTCTGTTCCTTTCAAAGCTGCTGTCGTCCAGTTTGTACTGGAAATAACAGCAGGAAACTCTATGACGCATTTGTTCATCTCAAAAGCGTGCAGTTGTTCCGCCTGTAAACGGGCGTTATTGATCGCTTGAAGAACAACATCCATTGCACTTGAAGACAAGTCCGGTCCGAGTTGTTCTTTGTCAACGTAGAAAACTATCCGCTCTCTTAATGTTCCAATGTTCATAGAGTTCCTGCTGTTAGAAATTACTGGCGGGAAGGCATCCCACCCAGCTTGCCGTGTGACGACGAGCCAGTGGTATATTCCTTACCAGTATCGTTTTTCCCGTTCAAAGAATCCTTCGCTTCGCCTTTCAGCTGGTTGGTATCTTTGACGTCTTTTCCACTCGAGGTGGAAACTGTCATGGTGCGTAGATTAGGCACGTTCATGTTAGTTCCTTTCGTTAGTTGACTCCTAGCGTTTGGCCCTTCACGATGAAGTTGTAAGTGCCAGTAATGTTTGCCGGCGAGTTGTTGTGCATTGAAAGCACCTCAGACCCATTAGCATTCGGGACCATAGCATGAGCCGCGGTATTATCCGATTTTACTGTGTTACTTACTTCCTCCACCACGCGAAGACCAAAAGCACTCGCGGGGATTTTGCCCCCAGTTGCTCCCGATCCTGCGGCGGTAATCGCCACCTGGACTTTGAGAGCGGTCAAACGTTTTCCGTTTAGACCGCCCTCAGTCCAGTGATCGAGCAGCGTGACATTAGCAGATGTTACATCAGCCATGTGTTGCTACTCCTCTCTGTTAAGGCGCGTAGTCGCGCACGTTTTGGAGGTACATATGAGATTCGGGGAACCGAAGCTCAAGTCCGCACTCCGTGAGCCACTCGTCTTTGCGGTAGTCCGCATCGTTCGGTTGGCGGTTTTTCAGCAACTCGGTGTCGCGGCCATCAAGGTAGCGATACACAAGGTTCTGCACATCTACAAACAGCGCGTTGTAACGCAGAACAGGGTTCTGAGTAAACAGCGGGTGGGTTTTGTAGTAGATAGTTCCAAACGGAGTGGTGTGTTTGACCACATTCATTCCGTAAGTATCTGTGAATGGCAGGCTGGTTTCGAGACAAACCTTGCTCTTGTAGAGCTGGTTAATCACGCTAAGGAACCCAGAACCACAAAGAACGAGCTTCTCGTTGACGTTGTTATTCGTCACGCGGAAAACGCGCTCAAGGTACTTGTCGTAGGTTTTTTCAGACAGCGTGCCGGCTGAGTTGGTGATGATACGCTTGTTATCATCGTTGTCAACCGAGGCTGCTGCGTTGCCGTAGACCGAGCCGGCTTCCCATTGCTGGAGAAACCACAGGATACCGCCCATTGTACGCTGAGGCGTATCGCCACCAGTGAAAAGGGTTTTGGTTCCAAAGAGCATAGCTTTCTCGATTTCCAGCATATTGTATACGCTGTTCTCTTTTGCCATGTCCTTATAAAGACCAGTCTCGTCGAAACGAGAAGAAGTCTTCAACGCGGTTCCCGTAATGGTAAACGGACTGCGGAAGATTTGGGTGTAATTACCCAGCTCAACCGGCAGGTTGTAGATACCACGGGAGATGTCCAGCGAACCTTCAGAGAAGGACGAACCAATGACAAGAACCTCAAGGTTATTGGCAGCTGTGGTGTTCAGCAGGTTGGTTTGTGCTTCAAGAAGGCGGATTTCCACCTTATTCGACGCGATGATTGAGGTGATGACACCTTTGATCTCAGTCGTTCCAGTTGTGGTCGGAACATTCGAAATACGCAGCACGTGGCCGACGCGAAACTTTTCAGTTCCAGCCGCCGCGGTGCGAACGCGAATTACAGTTCCAACTGCATCAGACCAGCCCGTTGTGGTCTTGTCGGTGTCACCACCAACGGACGTAAACGGACCAGCCGCGTTAGCCGAAGCCGTGGTCGTGGTCTGCTCAAGCAGACGTTTTTCGAACCACTTGTATTCGGGGTCATTAGTGACTTCTTCCTTAAGCAGGGACATGATACCAGTCAATGGTGCAGCCCCGTTCGGGTAGAAGTAGAATACGCTACGCCTCACATTTTTGAAGCGCTCGGATGCGAATTTTTCCGAGTCCAATAGGCCAAGAATTGGCATAATTTTATCTCCTTCGTTTGTTGTTTAACTCACCCAAAGATGACTTTCGCCGTCCCTGGGGAAGCGCTACCGCCAGCACCTGCTGCGGCTGCACCATGTTGGCTGCCTCGGCTAAGAGACGCCATTTGAGACGGAGGATTGGCGGCTGCGGGTGCAGCCCCTCCTCCTCCGTTGGCGTTTCCTGCTCCGGTCGCGGCCAAAACTTCTTTTGCCCTTGTGGCAATCAAATTAAATCCCTCTTGAGTACTGCGTCCATTGAACGCACCTTCTTGATCAAGAGATGCCTTAACAGCTGCCAACAATTTGTTGTGCTGTTTTAGGTCTGGAAATTGTTCGTAAAATGAATTACGAAGCTTTTCAGTTTGAGCTTCTGTGTAGTAATTCATTACTGGGTCCAAGCGTTCCTGCATTTGACGCTGGATCATTTGCGCTTGCAACCAAGAAATTGTAGTCGCGTGCTTAACGGCACCTTCCACAATTTGCTGCATTGCTTTAAGGCTGTTTTCGCCCCCTTCCAACAAGGAAGCAATATGCTCCGGTGTAGGGCGGAAAGCATTAGTTGCGCGGTCAATTTCTTCGGGGGATAGCTGCTGTGGCTGAGCTGGTCTTTGCCCAGCAACTTGCGCCCCTGCTTGTGCGGCGGTTTGAATTAGTTCCCGAATCTTATCTGGTGTAAAACCAGCATCACTGGTAGTGGTGTTTGGAGTTGCGGGTTGAGTTGGCGCAGCGGGTGGCGTGGTGTCACCAGTAGCAGGCGTGCCGTTGTCACCAGTTGCACCGGAGTCTCCAGCAGGGCTGCCCCCAAAAACATCGTTGGCTACATTTGTGCCGCTTGAGCCGCCGTCACCAGCGCCCATGTCGGCATTCCAAAATAGAAGTTTGTGCTTCATAATATATTGCTATCTCTTTCTTTCAGTTGTTGTTTGGTTTGTTCGATAAGAATGGCGAGCCTTTTTAGGCCCTTAATTTCACCCTTAGCGAAATTTTCGGCGGCGAGATCGGTCGTCGGACTGGCGAGAATACTTTGGGTAAGCCCATGTATTTCTTGCTCAGCCGAAGATAGGAGCGCCTTGAATACCCTGTTGTTGTGCAGGGACAGGAGCTCCTGCTCCAGCTCCAGCACCGGTATCTGATGTAGTTGGTTCTGCATTAGGTTGTGGTTGTTGCATTGCGGCCATCATTGTGGGATCAAGTTTAAGGTTTTCTGTATGCCGTACCCCACGAAGCTCAAACATCTTATCAAACAATTTACGAGGATCGTATCCAAACATAGGAATTGCTTCTGGGGATGCCATCATTGAAGTCAGCATCTCCCCAATTTGCTGGGCCATGTAGCCTTTTTCGGAAGGCAGTGTGGCATCGAAGATTGCGAAATCAAAGTCTCCAACAAGTTGGTCACGGGTAACTTTAAAGGATTGAAACTCGCCAGCGTTGGCTTTCATACCACGCACACGAACGTAGGTTTCTACATCAAGGCCGTCACGGAGATTTGAAAGCATTTTGCGGAACAAGGGTTCCAAAGCAGAATAGTAAATACATTGAGCAATGATTTTAAGCCGGCTGGATGCGTTAAAGTTGACGTTTCTGGCCTCGGTTGCAGACCTGCGGCCAGGTGCGTATTGCCCAAGACTGTTTTCCGAAATACCAGTCACAGTCATCAAAAGTTCGTTCAAGGCATTTGCGTCAGAAACATGGTTTGTCGTGACATCAGTTACTTGAAGTTGCTGGACAAACCTACGAACATCTCCACCTGTTGCCGACATGTTTAGGCGGATGTAAGGGCGGTCTTGTTTAAGATCTTCAAGTTCGATTCCAGATGGGTCAATAATAAGGCGGTTCTGAATGATTCGGCGCACGCTAGTAATGTGGGCATTCAAAAACCAGGAAATAGTTGTTTGAAGCATATCCATGATCTCAGAAAGAGACACATTGATAAGGCTGTGCATATCAGAGGAAAACTCGGCAATATCGTAAGTAAACTGGTTGTGGACATAATTCATTGGCTCAACGCGAATGATTGTCTTGTCATTTACATAGGAAATAACATAAAGAATTGGGTAGTCTTCTTCCCCCAACGGCTCTCCACTATCAAGCATAAAATCCTTTGGGCAAATCCAAACTTGGGCTTCAGTCAACACACAAGATCCTTTTGATTGACCTGGTTTTTGTGCGCCTTGCTTGGAGGACCAAAAAAGCCGGCTTCTATTGAGTCGTTCCGCAAGGTCTATTTCTGACCAACCTTGGATGTTTTTAACGCCAGCTACTTTGCCGTCTTTTTGCTGTCTTTTAAGTTCAGTAATTGTAAGTTCATCTTCGGACGCACAAAATTCACCTTCTTGGAAGCGGGAAAGCGGAAGGCGCACATCGGGGTAAAACCGATAAGGTGACACGTTTTCAATACGATTACCAAGGAATTTAACTGTTTCAGTTTGCCCAACTTGCGGAATCATTCCCGATCCTTGCACTGGGCCAGCGGCTCTAACAAGTTCTGTTTCCCGTGACCAAGTATGTTTAAGAACACCCACTGAAAAGCGCGCAATATCGGTAAGGAATTGGCGAAGTTTATTTACGAAATTATTAACTCGAAGATCGCGAGAAATCAAAGCTTCCCCAACTTTTGCAGCGGGCTCGTCTTCTGGGCCGAGCGGAATCAACTCAACCATTTCCTCTTTTTGCGTAAACAGCAAAATACAAAACGCAACAAAGGTTTGAATCTGAGCAAACGCAAGAGGAACCACCATTTTTTCGGGCTCTGTTTTCTTTCTGGCCTCAAGATCCGTTTTGTCGGGATAGCGATACCCGCGATAGACGTCGTTATAAGAGTCCCACTTCTGGTAGAAATCGTGCATAGTAGTGCGCGACATATCTACAAGATCTTTAACGTGTTTAAGAAGATTTTTGTGGAAATCACTTTCCTCGCCGCGCTCAAGCTCGGCTATTACTTTTTCGTCCATCATATTTTTAGAAGGTCTTCTTGGGTTACTTGAATCCGTAATTCTGGGATAATTGTGCTAACTGAAGAAGGCTGCCACCAACGGGGTTTTTCTTGAATAACCCGGCGAAGGCACTCCATCGCGTGGTCGTCTTTATCGCGGGGCTTGTTTTCCCGCTCGGCCCACACATAATGCGCGAACTCGTAAAGAGTGTTTTTTAGTCGCATCGAAAAGTGAAGCTTGCCAGGAGTTTTAAGCTCCTGTTTTACGGAAAGAATGCCGCCTTGAAGATCTTTAGAAGCCTTTGTAACCGGCACTCCACAGCGTGACATATCACGGGCAATGCACTGACCCGTCAAAGCGTGCTCAGTAAATACCCAAGGATCACATATGTAGCGCACAGAACGGAAACGATCAGTAATAGCTTTAATTTCTTCACAAAGTTCAATAACTGTTAGTTTTCGAAATATCTCGTTGAAAAAGAAGAATTCGTTGTGTGGTGATGTGGCCTGGAATAGAACCATCGAAGCAGTTTGCGGGTGAGGATCAATGCTAACGATAACAGGCCAGTTTGCTGGAGGAAGATGGAAATCTTCGAATCCTTTTGGGATCTCCTTGTAGACGTGTTTTGCATAAGAAAATTCTTTGAAAACCATACCAGAAAGCTCCAACGGGACGCCTTCTAAGCGGCATTGCTTTTCATCTTCGGAAAGGCTATCTTCATAGTCTTTAATAGCCTCAGGTGAAAGGTAAGTATTATCGTAGGTTGAGCCACGAATTGCCCAGTGATTGTTGTTTTGGATACCTTTATCAAGTTGCTCAAAATCATCCCGTGAAAAGAACTTGTCGTAGATCCAAGGTTCTTTCAGCGGAGTCAAGGTAAACCAATCACAGCCATTGCGGTCGATCAGACCGCGCGAAGCTGCTTTGTATTGTTCCTCCGAGCATGGCTCGTCAATGTGAATAGCGTCCCAGTCAGATGATTCTGAACCTTGCGGATTAACTTCAAAGGATTTAACAGTGTCAAAACGAATAACAGCCCCGTTCTCCATTTCCATCATTTCGATGGCGCCAGAGTGATTACGCTTTTTATTTTTAACAAATCCCCTTGGGAGCATCCTCCAGAGTTTTCCCATTTCACCGCGCTCGGAAGTAAAGATCTCGTCCACTTTATCCCAGTCAGTAGTAATGATCAAAAGTTTAACGGGCCGTTGTGGAATGCCGGCGAGTCGCGCGGGGTGGCCGATAGGATACCAAGGGCGACAACCCTGCACGAAAGCCGCGTCTTCCGCTACACCCATAGCAGATTTTCCAAAGCGATTGCCGGCAAACACAGCCCGATGCTTAACATGGCCCATTTGGTGAAAAGCGTCTTGCTTTGCATGGGGCCGATAAAAGCGAAGCGGGTCTGATTTTTTGAGTTCAACTTTTTTGAATAAAGCATCCCGTAATTGTTGCTTCGCAAAAATGCGATCAACATCGGTATCGCTGTCGTTCATTTGTTGAACATCAGTTTCCATTACGCGAATATATCTTTCTTTTGGGCCGCCCGTTCCCGCATTTGAGCAAGGGTTAATCCTGTTTTTACTTCGTAATGAGGATAGTCTTTAAAGGATTTAAAGTCACCACCCCAAGTAAGTCCAAGGCTACGGGATATTTCTCCGACCTCTTTATACAGGGGGGAGTTTGTAAGATACTTTTTACCTTCGAACAAACCAATATCCCAAGCCGTACCAAAATTATGATTGCTAAACCCAGGGCGAGCTTTGGTAACAATCGGGCCAGGTTTTGTGCGTCCTTGGTCATATAAAGCTTGTTGTTCCGCGTATGTGCGAAGACCGCTAATGATCCGCACATCAACATTTTTTGACTTCATAAGAGGCACAACAAGCTGCATAAACTCGCGGGCTTTTTGTTGGGCCCTCGGGTGAAGCGTAGCAATGTTTCTTTCTGTGCGCTCGTCAAAAGTCATTTTATTTTCCTTTGCGGATGATGTTGATGAGGCCAACGAGACCGAGGCCAGCGGCGAGGACTTGCTCTTGTAGCTCTGGTTCGAGTTTGAGCCCAAGCGCCATCGCCACAAGGATGATACCGCGCCAAGTGCTGTTTTCGTTAAGCCGTGTAAGAATGACATCTATAATTTTCATTTGTCTTTTAGAAGTTTTGGTTTTGTTAGGTTAAACTTCTCCCAAGCATAAAGCTCAGAAGTTGTTAGTGGTCTGTCAGGGGAAGCATTTGGGGCATAAGAAACACTTACGGATACTTTTAGATTGCCTAAGCTGCCTTTATGATCTCCAATCGGCGGGATAGGAATCGTTACACATCCCATTAAGCTCAAGCAAAAAATTAGTAAGATAGTTCTCATTTCTTTTCAAGCTGTCGAATTCTTATCTCATGGTCATTAAGTGTTGTTTCGTGTCGCGCATCAATAAGAGCGTTTTGCTCCATGCGAATCAGCACGGCTTCTATTTTTTCTATTCTTTGATTAGTCGCCGTAAACTCATCCTTTGTCACAAACCGAGTTCCCAAAAGGGCCACTAAAATCAAAGCGACAGTTGTTGTAATTTTCAATCCTACATCCCAATAACGAATAACGTCTGGCGCACTCATCGTTAGTCAATAAAAGTATTTGTGTTAAGATCGTAAGTTTTTCCAATCTTAGACTCGTCGTAATCGATGTCTGCTATACATACTTCTTTTATTTGAGTTTCTCCAGGGGCAGGATAATTACTGACAGAGTATTCTCGTCCCGTTTGCGGAAAGTTAGAAAACCTGAGCAATCGGTAGGAATCTAATTCGTTAAAAATTCCGTAGATCTTCATAAAGGCCGTAGGAAAGTAATCTGAAATTTCATAGTTGCCATGTTGTCCCCTGGGGCTGCTAGCATATAAGGATTAGTAAATTGAGAGTTAAAAGCCCAATTGTATCGGTCATTAACGCCCGTAATTCTAAGCACGCAAGAGGCCTCTTCGGAAGAAAGAGCAGTTCCAGCGTTCGATGCAGGCCGTTTCCTTGCAACTAACCGGTCCCAAACCAGCGGGGACGCGCCACCAGTGCCCCGAAATAACATCATACGAAGCTCAGTATTTTCTCTAAGATCGTAGCAATACAGCTGCATATCAAATCTATAAAAGCCTGTCTGTTTTATATGGACGCGGGCTCCGTTGTTCGCGGTTCCAGGATTACCAGCATTTTCAAGGTTAAAATGATCGAGCGAAGAATTGAAAACGGGTGTCCCATAAGCTGCCATGAAATCAGTATTCAGGCCTGCGTTACCACTTACGACGGGGTTCCATGTAAGCTCTATTACTTGCGTTTGCCTTAAACGGGAATCGTTTGCTAAAACAATTTGATGTTGCGTAACTCCTAAAGCAACTTCTTGGCTTAAAGCATCCCCGACTCGTTCGAAATAACTATCAGTCCCCCCTTGAACAGTGAAACGAGTAACTAGCCCGCGTTGTCCTGCGGTTAGAGGACCATCTAAAACCCCGTTTGTGACAGAAACCAATCCAGTTCCTGCGGGCGCTGGCCCAGCAGGTCCTTGAACACCTTGGGGACCAGCAGGTCCTACAGGCCCTACCCCCCAAGTTCCGTCCCCTTTTAGGAATTTGGCTTCGTCGCCAGCAACAGGAGCCCGAACCAAACCCGCCGCCCCGTTTTCGGATGAGGTGGCTCCGGTGAAGGGGCCTAGCCTTGGATCGTTCCCCAAAACCAAAGTTCCAGTGGCATCTGGAAGAGTGAAGGTGCGACTCGACGTGACGCTGTTGGGGTTAATTTTGACGACGTCCCCTAAACGGCTTAAAATTGTCAGTTCGCCATCTTTTATCTCAGCCCCCGACCAGTTCGTCGTGGTGTCGTAAAGAAATCTGGCGTCGCTGGAGTCTTGCACCGCTCCGCCGCCATCCAACCCAGCGTCCGCCTTCCCATCCAACGCCGCTGAAAGCCCTGTGACGTCGCTGACAGTTGGGGCCGGAGGCTTGTTAGAGAGGTCATTATAGTCACCAGTTTCAGCAACCGCTGCCAAAGTGATAAAAGGCCCTGTTTGCTTAAAATTACCGGTGTCCACCCCAGCAACAAACTTCCGTGCGGCGACTTGAACGGTAGCTTGAGTGATGGACACGAAAGCTCCGAAGGCTAACACAGTCTGCCACCCTGTCGCCTGCCAAGGGTAGGTCGCCTGAATTGTGGCGGATCGGTAGTAGGGATCGTCTTCTCCCAAACCCCAAACTTCCCAAACAAATTGGCCTGCTGAGGTTGGGTGGGGTTGGGACTCAATAGTAACTACAGAACCATCTGAGTTGTATTTTTTGTATGCTGGATACGCCCCCATCCCAAAACCGTCACGGAAATAGACCCCATCCACCGGAGACTCTTCGCTGCCAGCGTCGATAAACACAGCGTCCATCCAATCTTCCGGTCTCATAGGGCCTTGCAACCCTTGCGGCCCTTGCGGCCCTGTCTCCCCCTGTAGACCCTGCGGCCCGACAGGGCCAGCAGGTCCTTGAGGCCCCATGCCAGCTCCAATCGCGTTAATGGTGTTAAGATTTAGATTTATCGTACGGAAAAGGATGCTGTTTTCAAATCCGTTTACGTTAGTCGTTCCAGTTTGCCGAACCATCAAGCGGATTGTATGAGCGCTGTCTGGGGTTAGTGTAAAGATGCCGGAGACAGTAATTTCTCTTTGCGTAGAGGTCAGCCCGTTTTCTGCAATGGTAGTGAAGTGCCCTTGGATGGGGTCAGCGTTGTCAATGGAAATACCTATTTCCACGCTATTCGAGCCGCTTTCACCTTTGCGGCAGCCAAGGGTAGCCACGAATTGATAGTAGGCTAAGGCCGGCCGCGAGGCTATTGTAATAATACCATTCGGTTTGTCGAAGCTTACATCGGCAGAGTAATCACCAATAGCAAGATCCCCAGGCGCCGTGTCAATGACGGGCCGCCAAACACCGGCCCCAGTTGTAGCAGGCCCACCAGACCCCCACAAAACTGTTCGCAAAGAAGACGAACTAACGTTAATCATTTCCGCGTAAGTCAACACGGAACCAGCCGGCAATACTCCATCAGCCCCATCTTCTCCAGGGATACCTTGTATTCCCTGTGGACCTTCAGGGCCTTGGATACCTTGTGCCCCTTGAGGGCCCTGGATACCTTGAATTCCTTGAATCCCCTGTGGGCCCTGTTCCCCTTGGACGCCTTGAGGCCCTTGTGGTCCTTCAGGTCCAACAATCTGACCGACGTTGTCCCATTGAGACAAAGCAACATCCCAAACATAAAGATCACCAGTTTCTGCCACAATCCAAGCATCGCCGGCAGAACCGACCACCAGATTAAGCTCAGCCATAGTAGCCTTTGTGCCTTGTAAATTTATACCAACGCCCTCATCCCCTTTTTCGCCTTGGATACCTTGAACGCCTTGCTCACCTTGAATACCTTGAATACCCTGCGGCCCCTCCGGCCCTTGAATACCCTGAATACCTTGCGGGCCTTGTTCTCCTTGCGGGCCTTGGATGCCGGGCTCGCCTTGTGGGCCAGTTGGGCCAATCGGTCCAACAGGGCCAGGAAGCAATTCTATCTCGTCGATAGCTTGGTCAACAACTTGTTTTGTTGTATAAGGCGACATCCACTTTGTGTCGCTTTCTCCAAGAAGGGCTTCTTCCACAGTTGCTTTCAAATCGGGCTGCGCCGCCGGCGTTCCCTCGAGGCCAACCACGACATCGTTAAAGATCTTTGCTTGGATGGTTTGGCTAGAAATAATCGAGGCGCCGTATTGCCAAGTTATTTCCATCATGCACAGCACCTCGTTGGCTGTGAGAAACTCGTTGTTAATAAGTTCCGTGTTTAAGTTGACTTGGAACTGATATTCAGTCACCCCGCCACTAGTTACCGCCGTCCATGTCGGCGCGTAGGCAAGAAATTGAGAACTAAACTGGCTTTGCTTTTTAAGGCCTAGTTGTCCCGTAGCTCCTGTTGGCAAAACAATGGGGGTTTTCCCGTCAAGGAATCTTACACGAAGTTCATCAAAATCTCTTCGTTTAAGATTAACCGAATTTAGAACCGCCGTTTGACCCTGGGCGATAAGGAATTTTCTTGTATTAACTTCAAGATAAAGGCGCATTAGTTAGCAGCAATTTTCTTTGTTAATTCGGCAATTTCTGCATCGAGTTTAGACTCGTCAGCAATAGTGGCTTTGTTGGATTCCCCAATAGGTTGAACGGCTTTACCGAGATAGCGATCCAGCAAATCAAACGCGCAGTCGCGCTGAACGGCCTCGGAGGAAGCCGAATCGCGTAGTTCAATAATCTTAAACACGCTGTCAAGAGCCGCACTTTGAATGGCTTTCTTTACGCCGTCGCAACCCGTGTTGTTCATGAGGGCCGCGAGGCCTTCTTGGAACCAAGGCTGCCGCACAACGAGGCCCACGCCAACTGGGGTCATTCCGACGATGTTTGCTATCTCAATGTTCGATAGTCCATGAGCTTTGAGAAAAAGAATCCGCCGATGTCGCGCATTCTCTTTTTTGTATACAACCTGTGGAAGGTTTTTGTCTTGGCCGAAAAAAGACTCCAGAGCCTCCGGCACATCCTCCGTAGGCTCTGTCACCGCGCCGGGTCTTTGCATTGCAACAGCATCATCTACAACAGCTTGACGCCGGCGTTGGTGATTAGTCGTTGGTTCTTCAATGCTGGGGGTGGAGCCAATCCTCCGACCCTCAATGACGGATGCGGCAGGCGAGGCCTCTCCGCAAAGCTCAACACCCCCAGTTTCCCCACTACCAGTGTCGAGGAAAGACAGATCAATGTCGTCAGTTTCAGCGAAGTCTGGCGATGGAGGAATCATTGAAGATTAAACAGGTTCGTCTTCGACTTCAACAGCACCAGTCGTAACGATGAAAGAAGAAGTGTAATTACGAGTAGTGGTCCCGAGCGTGTCGTTGACTGTAGTTTGACGAGCAAGCGTCATACGGGCAGGGCGGTCGGCAGTTGGTTTGCCGTTCCAAGCGGCGTACACAGCATCGTTTATTGCAAAAAGAATCCGGCGAATATCGGCGTCAGCCCCTTCAAGTTCGGCCGCCGTAAGTTCAGGAAGGCTCGACATCGGAATGACGAGTGAGTTGGCCGGCACCGCGCCGCCAGAGGCGACGTACTCAATACCAGGAATCCAAGTTTGTGGTGATTTATTAAATGCCATAGTGGTAGTAGTTAGTTGTTATTTTGTTGAGGCTGGGAGGGCGGAAATGATACCGTGATTTTTAGCACGCGGCGGGGTTTGATGGGTGTGGTCGGCATGGGGACAATGTAGGGCGGAGGTTTGGCAGGGTCGAATAATATCATCATATCCCCATGATATTTGCAATTTCAATTTGAGTGCTACCTTGATATTTTCGTTCCGAATCTAAAGGGGGTATAAATAAATATAGATCTATCTGAGGGGTAGGGGTCCCCTCACTAGATAATCTCGTTCCCTACTAGCGGCTTCAGCCGCCTAGATATGAGGAGCGATTTTATAGGTCATAGGCTACCGAGCTACGAGGCGCGTATTTAGGCGCAGGCAGGAGGCTGGAGGGCGTGTAGTTGCCGGCATGGGACACGAGAAAACCCCACCGGACACGAGGCCCGGTGGGGTTGGTGGTGTGGCGTGGAGGCGCCGTGGGAGGTGGCGGGGGTCAGATCAGTCCGCCGAGGTCCGCCTTCTTGGCGCCCTTCTCTGTGCGGGTGATCCAGCCCAGCTCCGCGAACCGATTGGACACGGCGTTCAGGTTCGCGTATCGGGCGAACAGGGGCTTGAGGTCCGCGGCATCGGGCTGTTCGGTCGTGGCGAGGTATTCGTCAAGGCAATCCACGAAGAAGGCCGCGGCGGTTTCCGTGTTCCATTTGCCAGCTTCGGTGGCGTGTTGTTTGGCGAGGTCGTTGAATTTAGCGACCAGTTCGGGGCTGAGGTTTGCTGCTTTGCTCATGGTATGAATCGGACGGGGGCTGCGGGGTCCGGCGTGATTGCCGGATTGTTTCCGCTTCCCGTTCCATAATCAATGGGTGTGCAAGGAGAAAAATTGCGTGGGGGGATTTTCGAGGGGTCGGGCGGTGGGGTGGGGGAGGGGGGATGGCATGGAAACGGGGCGCTTTCGTTCACCAATTGAACAAAAGCGGGGAACGCCCCAGTGGGGGAGGGGACTGTGCGTGGGGGGATGGCGAAAAAGCCACAAAAGACCGCAAAAAACGCTCAAAAAACGCCAAAAAGGCCCACCATCGCTCCCCCACCCCATCGAGTCGGCGTGTCGGTCGAGCCGGCGAGCCGGCGGTCGCATGGATGCAGGATCTCGTATAAGCTGTTAGTTGGTATGTGCAGGCTCAAGTTTTTAGTTGGTATGTATAATAATTCCCCAGTGCCGGCGCCGTAAATATCATGGGGATAAACCTGTGCGTCTGTCCGTCTGTCTGTCTAC